GGACTTGGGCGTTTTGGCCGCCTTCTTTCAACGGCGGTTCGGTGCCTGCGGCGATTTTTGCGAAGGCTCCTTGCTCGTCCTCCTGCTCGGCGGCGGTGGCTTGGCCGATGTCTTGGACGAGGATGCCAGCGAGGTTGGGGTCAACCGCCTGGAACATATATTTTACGAGGCCAGCGCGGTCGATGACGCCGAAGCTGTCCAAGGGAACCAGGACTTTGGCGAGGTAGTCTAACTTGGCGCCGAGGGCTTCGGAGTCGAGCAACCGGGCGTCGAACTCGCAGGTCACATCAAAGCGTCCGCGGATGTCGGCCGGGCTGGCAGTGAGTGGGAGATTGGGGTTGCCGGTGACGCGGGCGACTTCTTCCGCGGTCATATACTGCTGGCAGAGGGCGAGCGTCTGGACGAGGCAGAGCTTCATATCAAGGAGCCAGCTATCGACCAGCTCTTGGGTGTGGAGCATGTAGCGTTGCGGCGGGACAGCTTCGCTGATGCGGCCGAAGTAGTTGTCCACGTCGTTGCGGATGGACATTTCGACTTCGATGCTGCCGGCGTCGGGCTGCGGCGGGTTCATCCAAGAGATCTCGCCGGGGCGGCGCTCAGGGATCTGCACGCCCGGTCCCATGATGAGGTCCATCTTGCCGCGCGCGGCCGGGGTTTTGAGTGGGGGCAAGGTGACGATGCTGGCGCGGTCGCCTCGCATGTCGCGTTGGATTTTGACCTCTTCCTGGGCGGTCTGGACGATCTCCGGCACGCCGCGGGACTCCAAGATGGGGCGCGAAGCGCGCTCGCGGGGCAGCTCGACGAAGGGATAGAGCGCGTGCGCGTAGGGTAAAATGTCGTGGACGGCGGTGCGATCCGGGACGTGGTAGCTGAGGACGGTGCGGGTGACGCGCATCGCCTTGGTGCGGTCGTCGTGCTCCTTCCTGTAAACGTGCCAAATCTCGATCATGTCGCGCTGGTGGTCGTAGAGGAACTGGTCGCTGCGGTGGAGGTTCAGCGAGATGCGGCGGATGTCGCCTTTCTTCTCCACGACCTGCTCGACCCATTTGTCGTCCCAACCCTCGACAGCGGCACGCTCGCGCAACTCCGGTTCGGTCATTAGCTCGCGTCGGGCAACGAACGCGGCACGCTGTAATGAGTAGGTCTGGGCGGGGAAGATGATGTCTTCCCAAGGCTCGAGCGCGGTCCACTGGGGCCGGCTTTCAAAAACGTAGGGCTGCTCCCATTCGACGAAGCCTTTTTCGCGGAACTGGCGGACTTTGGCGGTGCTGCCTAGCTCCGGGATGACTTCGCCCATCAACTGCGCGGCGAGTTCTTCCTGCTCGGGGTCGAGGACGACCTCGAGGAGGGCTTGCAGGTTGGGATCTTGGGACTCCTGCAGCATCATCATGGCGTCTTCCATGCTGAAGCTCTTGATCTCGGTGCGGGTGGTCTTGATCCAGTCAACGGCCATGACGGCGAGGCCGTAGGTCTCGCGGAAGTTGGCGGCGAGCTGCACTTCGCGCCGGAGGTCATCCAAGACGTGCTGGAAGAGGAGCCATTTGAGGACGGACTCCGCGGCGCTGCGCTTGTCGATGTCCATGGACTCGACGGGCTGGACCTGGACGCGCGCCTTGAAGAAGGCGTTGGTCAGCATGGCAACGTGGTCGCGGACGATGGTGTCGGCCATGCGCACGCGAGAATCAAGGGACTTGTCCCATGGGAACGGGCGCTTGCCGAGGGCTTCTTGATGTTTGCGGCCGTCGTCGGTCTGGCCGGCCCAGATGCAGAAGCGGGTGTTCCAGTTGCGGAGCTTGCGCTGGACGTAGCCGCTGCCATCGGCGTCGGCCTCATCGATGTCCGAGAGGATCTCGGAGATTTTGTCGCGGTCGGGTGCTTTGATCATTTAAGGGACAAGCACCGTGGTGCGGCGCGGGGTGTAGTGGACGGCGGTCTCGGGGTGGCGCTTTTTGAAGTCGTCGCGCCAGCCTTTGTCGGCCCAGCACCCGGGTTCGGTTTTTTCCCAAGCCCAATAAACATCGGCATCGATGCTCATGGTGTGCTGGCCGATGCCTTCGACGGCGCATTGCTCGAGGCGCTCGTTGGCCTGCGCGATGCGCTGCTGCTCAAGGCCGGCCATGACGGCCTTGGCGTTCCAACCTGTGAGGAGTTCCTCTTTGACGAGGTGGGCCATCTCATCGCCCAGGTCGTTGGCGATGCCGGTCCAGAGTGAGTCGGCCATCCTGAAAGCTGCAGCCCGCCGTGGCGGGCCGCAGGTGATTCAAGACTTGGTCTGACTTAGAGCTTGTTGAGATCCACGACCGCGAGGAAAATGTGGATTTCTCCAGCATTCAGCTCGAGCAGGTCGTAAGACGCCATCGAGGCAACGGTCGCAATGATCGGGGTGCTCGCCGTGTAGCCGATCGGATTATCGGCGTTGAAGCGGCGGGACGTGACCGGCGTGCCGTTCGTGTTGATCTGCTGCGAAGCGATCAACTGATCGGTTGTGCCGGAAACGCCGACTTGGATCGTGTTGCTGTTGTAGGCGGTTGTGCCGGTCAACTGGAACGAGGTGACCAGATGGGTCGCCGCATCCTTGACGATGGTGTCGGCGGGCAGGGTGATCAGGGTGATCGTCTGCGACGTGTTGTCAGCCGCGGTCGTCAGATCGGTGTGATCAAGGACGATCTTGTGCGTGTAGCCAGTCGCTGCTTTGGTTTCGTAGGGAAGCTCGAATGTTTTCAATGTAGTTTCTCCTTGTTAATGATTAGGCCGCGAGAGCGACGTTGGCGGTGAACTTGCCTTGGCTCTGGGGCGCAAGACATGTGACCGAAGCGATAGCATCGATCAGCGCCCTGGGGCCGCCACCCAAATCAGGCAATTCACGCATGGCCGGACGCTTGGCGAAGCGGACTTCGCACTGATCCATGTTGAGCACCAGACCGGACGAGTTTTTCGCCGTGTCGCTGGAGTTGTTCTGACGGAGATAAAGACTCGGCAACAAACGCAAAGTGCCAAAATCGCCCTCGAACACATTCACAGCCGACACGATCTTTTTGGAATCGGCAGACGTGCTGAACGTGCGGATGGACAAGGCATTTGCGGTCGTTCCTGTGCTGAATCTAGTATATTCAGTAAAAGACCGCTTTAACGAAGGCCCGCAGAGCAATACCATATCATCGATCTGGCCGGTCTGGCTGTAGATGCTCTGCAAGAGCGTCTGCACTTGGGACTCGGTCGGAGCGGCGTTGGTGTCAACGCTGGCGGTCGGGGTGCGGTAGGCGGCAGGAACCGGGAGGTCGCTCTGCGCAGCCGTGTCGATCCAGCGGAACAGGCCGCGGGTGCGATACGGGTTGTTGCCGCTTTGCTCTTGGCTTTCGCGGTCGGAGCAGAAGGCGGACTCCATGTCGCGCTTGGTTTCCAAGAGAGCCTTGGAAACGCCAACGGCGAGCTGCTTCTTGCGGCCAATGCCGGCGATGTCGCTGGCCTCTTGGACGAACGTGTCCACCTTAACGGCACGGCGGAACATCTGTCCGCGGGCGCTCAGGAGGGCGCGGTTTTTGGAGGGATCGTCGAACGCGGAAACGTCTTGATTGCTCAGGACGCCGTCGAAGGACGGGTCGTTATATTTGTCGGCCTGGAAGCTGTAGACTCCGGCGTTGGTGATGTCGGCGCCTTTGCGGGCGGCCGAAACGAAGGGCGTGTTTTTTGCATCGACGATAGTGATAACGTCGCTCAGGTCTTCACGTTGACCTGTCACTGGGAAAATGGATCCAGCAGGCATGATGATTGGTTCTTTCTGTTTTTGGGTTAGCTAAGAAGACTCTCGGCGAAGGCTTCCAGCGATTGGCGGTCGCCTCGTTCGTAGAGTCGTTGTGCAGCGTCTTTGCTGCTTGTCTTGGTGGCAGATTTGGCTGCGCTAACCGGGGATGCAGGTGTGGGAAGTTTGGCTTCTGATTTTGCTGACGAGACTTTCTTGGCGGCGCTGGCTTTGGCCTTTTGGGCCTCTTGCTTTTGCATGAGCTGCTGTTCGCCGTAGAGGGCGAGGCCGACCCAGTATTCGACTTGGGGCAGCTTGAGCAGCTCGGGCGCTTGCTTCACGGTCGCTTGGTAGGCCGTGTTGAGCGCGGTGCCTTTGGTGAAGATGTCGGGGAACAGGTTCTTGGCTGCCTCGACGGCCGGCTGGCGTTGGGCGAGCCATTGCTGGCGCGCGGGGGCGTGCAGGGTCAGAACGTCGTCTGCTTTGAGCAGGTATTCTTTGACGGCGTCGCTGTCTACATAGACCTCGCTGCCGTCTGGACGCCTTACCGTGGCGCCGTCGCTGTTCTTTAGTGCCCAGCGGCGGACTTCCTGCGCGCTTTTGACCTTGGCCTCAAGCGCTTCCTGCGTATCGACATCAGCCAGCGGGTTCTCCGCGGAGGGCTGAAGGACGGGGCGGCTGGCTTCATTGACCTGCGCCTCTAGTTCGGCGAGCTTGGTCTTGGCCGCGCTGTATTCGGTCTCCAGCGTCTGAGCCTTTTCGAGGGCTTCCTTTTTCTGGGCGGTCAGCTTGTCGATCCGCTTTTGGACTTTCTCCTGCGGAACCGGGGCGTCGTCGTCTTCGGATTCTTCGTCCTCGGACTCCTCGGCATCTTCATCTTCGGACTCCTCCGCGGGCTTTTCAGCCTCGGATTCGTCCGACTCGTCATTGTCAGAGAGCTTTTCTTCTTCGGCGTCGGTCTTGGGATCAGCCGCTTCCGGTGCTGGTTGATCCAGTCCGACGAGCGCTTCGCTGATCGACATAACGTCGAAATCTTCCACATCTACGGCCGGAGCCGCGT